TGCCCTTCCGTGAGCGTATATGTCGATCCATCGTCAAAGTTGATAACGGTTTCTGCACTAATTCCGGCTGCAAAGCCGAGAAGTGCCAACCCCGCTAGTAGTTTCTTCATTCATCCTCCACTTCGATGTAGCCTTGGTCAATAAAATATTGAACCGCTCCCTCTATGCCTTGTTGTTTGCCAAGATGCCAACTGTGTAAACCACATCCGCAAAGGCACAGTATAAAAATTACTAAATCAATAGACAAACTTACTACTCCGTTTGAAACTTAGTTTGTTGGTTAAACTTTTCACACGGGACTATTGTATCAAAAATCAACATCAAAGTCAAGAAAAATTTTTTGATGTGTGGCAAACAACGTTAAAAATAATACTTGACTTTCAAACTTGCATCGCTTATAATATGCAGTATGAAAAAATATGAGAAGCAACCGTGGACAAGCGATGAGCGAAATGTTCTTCGTGATTATTACTAC